CTAGAGTCTTATTTAAATGGTAGTTTCTACCCTTCCCCTGTTTCTCACTATGCCAATACAATCCATTAAACTCTATACCTAACTTTAGCTCTGGGAGATATATATCTATTTCTTTACCTTCTAGAAGTCTTTGAGAGGTTAGTATTTCTCCTGAGTACAATATCTTAATTTCCGCTAGTAAGTCTAGTTCTTCTTGAGATACTTTAAGGGAGTTACTAGCTTTTAATCCTAATTCTTTAAATCTATCGGACATTCTATGTTTATTGAAACCAAGTTCCTCACTAATCTTTTGTAGAGGTTTTGTTTTATTTTGTTCTAATAACCATTCTTTATTATAAGATAGAGCTAAATTTTCTTCCGTAATATGTGATTGATTGCAATGTCTTTTTAGGTTTAAAGTACCTAGTAAATTATCATATCCACCGAATTTTTTATAAATAGTTTGACGACTAGGAGTTTTTAAGGATTTATTTACTTCCTCAGAAGTAGGTGTTCTACCTAGCTCATCTGCTAAACTTAGAACACCCTTTTTTATTTTTTCAATAGTCCAGGAAGTACTAAGACCTGCTTCTTTTAATGCATTATCCCAAGAACCGAACTCTTTGCGTATCTTTACATCACTAGGTAAGTACTCCACCTCTTTACATTCACGCACTTTTGGAGGTCTTCCGTGCTGTTTAAAAAACTTAGTTAGTCCTTCAATTATGTATTCTTTTGAAACAGAGGTATTAAACTTACTAACACTATAAGGTATTCCTGCTACTGAACAAACTTTATCCCAAGTGCCAAATCTATTAATATAAGTAGAGGCCCCCTTTAGATATTCAAATTCACTACATTCCTTTTGTTTGGGTGCTCTGTTATTCTCTTTATAAAACTTCTGTAAACTCTCAATTAACTCTTCTTCTGTGTATCTCATTTTTTACTCCTAAAACAGAAAAACCAACGGAAGCTCCTATAATTTTATCTGCAAGAATAAAGAAGTTATAAGCGGGGCTATCCATTGGTTTTTCTGTTACTTCTCAACTCTTGCAACTATATTATATCAAAAATAACCTAGATTGTCAAGTACTATTTTTTAGAAAGTTATTTCTGAGGCTACAAAAGTGTACAAAGCGTAACGTAAACTATCTGACATATGTGAAGCCATGTTGTGAACAGGTTTTTCAACTAGTAAATTTTTATTAGGGTTCCACTGATACTGGTCCAAAGCAGCTAAAGTCTCTTTACAGTGTTGTCCTACCATAAGACTGTCGTTATCTACTATAGTAGCTACTGCAGCAATCCCATCAAGTACGCTCTTAGTTGCATTAGTAGTTGATATATCATACTTCTGAGCTAAATCGAATCTCATTTGTTGAGCGGCAGAGTCTATATAAATTACATCTATATCCCACCTATCAATTAGAACTTGAATAGCTATAGCGTGTTGCTCCGTAGTTCTCTCTGCTTCCATATACTCATCAAGAATATAATACTTTTCAGCATCCCAGTCATATCCGACAACGCAAAAAGCCGTAGGATCTTTGTAGCCCACGTCCATTCCTGCAAATATATCCATACGGGAGGTATCTAATTCAGATAGATCAGCTACGCATTCAGCGTAATTAAAGTCCCAAACCTGTCCTTCAAAAGTATTAAAGTCTGCTAGGTACTCTTGGTTAAATTCCGCTTTAGACATACCTCTTTTAGCTTCATCAATATCCTCTTGACTAATTCTAGGGTTTTCATGATAGGTAGCTCTAATAGAACACCACGTTGGGTACTCATTATTATAACCACGCTGATAAAATTCCGAGAACCAGTTATTACGTCCACGAGGGGTACTAATAAAAATACACTTTGAGTTAGGTTTATCTAATGTAGGTCTTAATGCGACGTTAAACGCATCCATACCAGCATCACCGAGGGCAGCTTCATCAAATATAATTAAGTCGTAAGACCTACCAACTGTAGAATCAACTTGATTGACGGAACCCATCCTAACAGTACTACCATTCGTGAGTTCAATAATTTTGTCTTTCGCATTGTCTCTAGCTACTTCTAAATCGAAGTGTTTAATCAGGTTACGTTGCAGGTCAAAAGATATCTGAGATAGAGAATAGTTAGGACTCATGATTAGTACATTCATACCGGGTACTAAAGCTATTAGCTGACCTATAATATTAGCAATGTAAGTCTTACCTTGCCTTCGAGAAAGTGCTGATACTACAAATCTATACTTAGGCGAATTGATCGCGTTTATTAAAGCAATTTGCGATCTAATTGGCTCAATTTTAAGTAGCTCCATATACTGGTTAATAGGTAATTTTATAAACCTAGTATCTTTAGGGTACTCTATTAAAGCATCTGCACTAATATCATCTCTACTAATTTCTAACATCTCTTCTCCAGCCTAAAAAGGACTAAACATTCTAAAAGGGTTTAATTTGCGACGTACACCGTCAACTTGTGTATTCATTTGTTCCATTCGTGTATTAACAGTATGTAACTCATTATTCATATGTAGCATAGATTGCTGTATAGAGTGTAAATCCTCTTTAGCCTCTACAATAGTTTCGCTAATACTAATAAGAGCCCTATTAGCAACGAAAGCCATATAAAGAAAGCAACAAGCAACTAATATCTGGGAAACAGCTTGACTCCACCCACACCATCTACTCATTTTCTACCTCCAAGGTGTATATCTCGTTAAGTAAGAACTTCAAAAGATCTTCTTTAACCTCTTGTATTTTACCTTCCTGGTATAGCATAACCCATCGGTAGCGGTTACTACTTTTTACATCTTTTAATTCTTGCTCATCTACTAAGTTACTAGAATAATGACCAAGTTCGCTATAAACGCGTAACATTTCTAATTCGTTTTTTTCTTTATAAGCAACAGATGCACGTTTAAATTGATCCTCATGCCCCTCTACTCTATCGGGGTGGGTTTCTTTACTAATTTCTCTATAGATCTTTTTAAAGTCTTTTGAAACGCTAGCAGTAGCAGTAGCAGCAGGAGCATTTAATTCTTTATATATTTTAACATATTTAGAAGCTAAAGCCTCTACTTTAGGCATTAGCGTCTCTATAAGTTCATTTATTTCATTTAGTTCCATTAAAGAAGCCCTCACTATGGAGGGCTTCGAAGTTT